TCTCGCAGAGACTCGTCGCCTCTAATGTCGAAGGGATCGTGACTATCCAATTGAACCTACGTCATTTTTGTGGACGAATGGATACCTAGCAACAGTCGTCTGGATATGGACGGCAGTTCTCTACGCGCATTTCCAACTCAGATAGGCGCGCTCGCGTTTTGGCCCACATGACATAGGACCAACCCGCAATGTCTAAGTATTCCTGAAGAATTTCATCAGCAATGTCGCCAAACGGGCGATCAAAGCTCTTGTTGCCATACTCGTGCGCACCCTTCTCTAGGCGCGCAGCGAGTTGGCTAACAAAATCGTGACGGTCCTTGCTTTCGCTCATGCTAGATGGCACCCCATCGGGCCTTAAAGACGTTGTCAAAGGGCTTGAAACTGTTGAGCACCTTTTTAGCGTCTTCGTTGAACGGGGCAAGCATGGCAGCAGCAGCCATTGTCCAGTAGTTGCACGCACCGGAGATGTAGATGTGGTCGTTAGACGCTTCGCCACTAGAGTTTAGCGTCGTAGGCCACGCCGACTCAGGCAACTCGTCACCCTCGTTCCACCGAATGGCGTAAGCATGGAGATATTTCCCATCCTTAAGCTTCCAGCAGTTCTTGGTGACGCTCCTGGCGATGGCGACAGCCATGTCAATGAACGAGTCGTTGCGCAAAACGCGACCAGCAGCAAGGATTCCAATAGCAGCAATAGCTTCTTGCCATCCTTGCCAACCAATTACGGGGTTGCCGGATGACGAGACCCACCCATACTTGGCTTGCTCGCGCCCACCAATCGTGCGCACCTTCTTTTCAGGCGCAAGGTTGAGTAGCGGCGACGGCACGACCGAAGAAAGGATGCCGTTTTGCAGCGTGGGGATCACATCCTCAAAGCCAAGCCAGACTTGGTTGGCTCGCGTCAGCGCAAGTCGGCCCACAGAGCGGGGCGACAGGGCGCGCTTATACTTGACGTTGACATCCGTCAGGTCTAGCTGGATGTGGTCGTAGATCAGGCTGCCAAGCGCAGGGTCGCGAGTCAGCGCGTAGGTTGCGTGCAAGAAATTATCTGCACGATGTTGATCATCGCTGGTAGTCCAGGCACAAGTTGACGGGCTTGGGATCCAACCGATTTGGTTAGCTCCAGGCCAGCCAAGTCGGTCGCCAATACCAAGCGAAAGATCAGGTCGCTGGTTAAGCGTCTCTGCTTGCGGGTGCAAGCCTGCGTTCATTTGGGAGCCAGACGGCTCTCGATTGGCGGTGGGACGCTGGACATACGACTGGCACTGCCAGAGCGCGTCATGGATTTCCCATGGATCCATCGTCGTAACGGCCAAGTCAGACGCGCACCCAAAGTCCGCCTGCTCTCCGGTAGTGCCAGATTCGTGCGGTTGCGTGCGTGGACGGCGTTGCGAGTAGCCACCCCAAGTTGGGTTAATATACTCGTTGCGCTGACTAACGCGAAGTCGAGAAAGATCTGGCGTTGGTTGCGGCACCTTACCAAGTGCCATCCACTTTCCGTCCCAGCCAGCATAAAGGCCCTGCATGGGCAGCCCGTCCGCTCGCGACTGGTCTGGCGAGCACATGATGGCTCCACGCGTTTCAAAGCGACTGGCGCGATGCCAGAGCTTTCCGTTGCCAACTAGCGTCATGGTCCAGCACTTGGCTTCGACGTCCCATGAAGCCTGCGTCTGGCCGTTGCGGACAGCAAAGTCCGATACAAAACGGAAGCCACTACGCATCGTCAACTCAGGCATGGTCACAGCTTGCGCTTGACCGTTATTGGTTGTTGAGCCGTAGACTGCTTGAACCGTAAACGCAATGTCTGGAGAGCCACTAGTGGCCGTTGCCCACATTACAATGTTGACAAGACGCTCAGGCCACGCAACGTCAATGCGCCAGACGTTGTGCGCGTCAGACCCATCGACGTAGCTAATGCCTTTAAACTGGCCCTCTTCGTTGCCAAGCATAAACTTGGGAACGACTCGCTCAAGGTAGTCGCTGATGAACGGGCTCCACGCAAACGGCTCGACGGCTCGCTCCCCAGCGAACTCAAGCTTCTTACGGTGGCCCGACTCAAGACTAACTAGCACATAGATGCCATGAAAGTGCGTGACGTATGGGTATTGGAATACCCCGTCGCTGAGATAACCACCTTCGCTTGATGGGACATCGCTGTCGGGAAGGCCAACGAAGATCCAGCCACTTTGCTTGTGGCTGGAGAGATTCTCTACGACGATATGTGACTTCATACTGCTGGTGCGGAGTATCCACTGAACATGTCAACTGCGCTGTTGAGCACGTTCGGTGTATCAGTTGGTGAGTTACTGAGCTTGCTAACCACGTTAGCTTGCTGCTCCATAGCTGCCGCTTGTTCCTTAGCAGCCATAGCTTGATTGCGCGCATCGCGCAGAATAGCAACCTGCTCGCCAGGAACAATCAATCGTGGGTCAACGCCAAGCATGTCGCTGTAAGCATCAACCCAGTTGTCTGCGTTGAACTTGTCCATGACATCCGGCTTCATCTGAGCCACAACCCCTAGCGATCCAACGAAGCGGTCTACACCATTAGTGCCGATAGCACGCTGCGCCTGAGCCAGCATGGACACAAACTCGATGTTGAGTTCAATGCCCTGCATCTCAGGAGGAGCAGGCGGCAGCAGGCCCGCACGAGCCATATACTCAAACGTCATGTCAACGAGAGGATCGAGCAACTCGTTGTGCAAGCGTTCCAAGACTGGCCCAAGCATTAGCAGCTTCTCTTCGTGACGCTCTGCAACTTCAGTCGCCGTCATGCGGTCGCCTGCGTTGTTGGCAAGCATCATAAACAGGTCGGCGTAGAACGCGCCGCTAATGCGCTCGCGAACGTCCTGAATGTCCTGCAACAGGTAGTTGAGGTTGAGGTTGACCTCAAACGCAGGGCGAATGCCAGCTTGTGGCGCAGCCGAATCGACAAAGCTAATGCCACCAGGAAGCGTCTCAACGTCCCTGTTCTTCATCGAAGACGGAACTTGGAGCGGTGGCTTGGTTTGGTAATCGATACCTTGAGCCTTACGCAACTGCTCGTGCTGAAGCTGCTTAATGTCGCCAAGAGCTTCCATGCCAGGAGAGCTACCGTAGATGTCACCACCAGTGACGGTCCAGCGTGGCACCAAGACTGGGAAGTTATCAAAGCCAGACTCGCTTAGATACTTCTCAGGATCGCCACCAACTTCAAAGTAACAAGACTTGAAAGGCTTGTTCTTGTTGTCGATCTTGCCTTGCTCTCGATCCGTTCGTGGCTCGATGGCGTGAACAAGCGTGATCCAGGTGTCAAGGTTGCCGCTATCGTATTGACGCTGCACTTCCTTTGAGCAATTCTTGTAGCCGAACTCAGCCACAATCTCCGACACCGTCTTCTCAAACTCGCGATACATCGTATTGACACGACCCTTGTAGTCGGTGGCAATTGCGTATTCGCCAATAGTGAGAGGGTAGTGGTGGATCACGCCGTAGAAGTCCGGCAACACAATCGACGCGCCAGTGCCAAACGCGCCAAGTTCTTCGTAGAGTTGGTGCAGTGCGCGATAGGTGTTTGACTTCTGAAACACCATTTGCATGCGCACAGTCACATCATCAAGCCACAGCTTGACAGAGTGAAAGCGATTGAGATCGGGGTCTGCCGTAGTAAGGCGGAACCAGGGACGCGCAGGCGACGTAGCACCAGCCATCATGCCAGCACCAAGAACGCGAAGTGCTCGCGTGCCAGTGCTGTCGTAGATGTTGTTGTGCTTGCGCTGACCACGATTGCGGTCTTGCACAAAGAACCGTCCGCTTCGTGGCAGGAGATAGTCGGAGATCTCCTTCCAGTGTGACCACCAAGATGCTCGCTCGCTCTTGAGTTGACCCCATCGAGTGAGCAGCTTGCTGCGATGTTGCGGTTCTTTGTATTCGACCATATTAGCCACCAAGTAGAGTGTTCTTGCCAAGACCGCCCGGCCCTGACAGGAGCGTTGAATTGACGCCACGACTAGCTAGCGAACCAGCAGACATCATCGCAGCACTGATGTCTGGGGCCTTGCGATTAGCGGCAGCCATAGCTTGCATGCTAGATGCTTTTTGGCTGGCAGCAGAAGCAAGTGCTTCTTTTTGCGCTTGCTCTTGTTGACGCATTGCCTTCTTTTGCATGCCCTTTTGCTGTTCGCCAGAGTAGACGCTTGCTCCAACTGTAGCTAGACCAGTAAGTGCGAGAGCAATTGATGAAAATGCTGGCATGTTGTATTAAATGAATTTAGTAAAAGATCTTTCAAAACACCCGTAACCAAGCCGTTCAAGCATTTGACCAGCAGGCTTAAATCCTTGCTTGATAAAATCAGAGACAACAACAACATCTGCGTTGTTCAGCTTTGACCATTTTTCAAACGACTTAAGCAACTTGATGCCTACTCCAGAGTTCTTGTGTGAATCGTCTACCCACCAAGCAAGTTCAGCAGCTACCTTAGTGTTTGGGTTATACCATGTGCTAGTAATCACGCCGACTAAGAGCCCAACTATGACGCTGTCGCTGACGGCTATGTAGATTGCTCCGTTATCAATTATATTTTTTAAAACCGAAACTAAAGCATCGGTGTCAAGTTTTGTCTTTACAGGAATTGGTGCCCACTCATGGAAACGATCCATAATTGGAATCAAGCCAGCAACATCATCGTGTGTGGCAAGCCTAATCTTGCAAGTTGACATTTGTGGACGTATACCTACATTAGTCCAATGTATGGGTCGTATTCGCGAGTCTTCTTAGGCTCAGAAAAGCTGCCCAAGTTCTCCGTATCGTAGACTTTAACTGGGCTGGCAAACGTGAGCGCGAGCGCGTCTGCAATGTCGGGCGACCCGCCACTCTGCAAACGCTTCTTGATCTCGTCCTTGCTCTCAAGTGCCTTGCGACCGTAGCTGTCATACCAATAGGTCGGCGTAGCCAACTCCTGCTTGAGAGCTTGGTCTTTAGGGATGCGCCCAGTCTTGAGCCACGCCGCCATCTCAACCCACATTTCCGTCCGGCGATTGGTGTAGAGCGTGGACTGGATCGCCTTGCCACCAAACGGGACTTCGATCACGTTGTATCCAAGTTGTCTCAGGCGGTCGATGACGCCTGCGCCAGCACCGGCATCAACAAAAACTGCGTGCGGGTTCCACTGGTCAATGACAACTGCAACACGAGCAGCAAGCTCCATGTTGTCGATGCCCTTGTAGATGATCGGGTCAAAACAATGCGGACCCTGCCGCTTGATGATAACCGAACGGTCATCACCGAAGCGGGCTGGGTCTATACCTAGAATCTTAGGTTGTCCGGCGATGTCGGACTCTTTGAACTCACGATTGGCGGCAGCTTCGGTGTCCGTCAGGGACACCAACTGGTTCTCGCCAGCAGCAGCAAAGTCGCAGAGATACTCTCGCGCAAAGCTAGCATCAGGCATTTCTCGCCTGAGACGCTCGACTTCGTCTTTGTCTAGGGCCTCAGTGTCGTAGACCGTAAACAGGGCGGCAGTCCAATTGGCCTGGTCTTGCGCTTTAAAGTAAAGCTCAGAGAACAGGTTGATGCCACTGGGCGTGCCGATGAACATGGCCCACCCAAGACGGTCAGACAGCGCAGGCTGGATGATGTCAATCCAAAGCTCTGGCTTGATCTGCGCAACTTCGTCGATGACCACGCCGTCTAGGCGGACGCCACGAAGCGCGTCAGGGTTGTCTGCACCAAAGATGCGGATGATGCAGCCGTTGTGCTTAAAGTGAACCTGGAGTTCACCTTCGTTCACATGCACAGCCCCTGCAAGCCTGAGAGGCTCCACACGCTGCTTGAGGCGGCTCCAGGCGATGATCTTGGCCTGCTTCAGGAACGGTGCCACATAGCAGAACAGGCCCAGATCTTGCTTGAACTTGAGAGCGTTGTCGATCAACTCCATGATCGCAAGCTCTGTCTTTCCTGCACGACGGTGCAGCGCAAGAACGGTGAATCGCTTCTTGGCTTTGTGGCACTTCTTCTGCCACTCGCGTGGCTTGTATTCCAACT